CACGAAAAAGAATTCAAGGAATTTAAGGCAATCTTTATGCGTTCATTCCTAAAAACTATTAAGGACAATTGTCCAGAAAAGATTATCTGTTGTATGGATAATACTTCTTGGAGAAAAGATGTCTCTGAAAGTTATAAGGAAAATAGAAAAGCATTTAGAGCAAAGTCTATTGTAGATTTTGACGTCTTTTTCCCTATTTCTAATAAACTAATTGAAGCATTGAAAGATTGTGCTCCTAATATCCAGTTCTTGGATGTTCCTAAGTGTGAAGCAGATGATTTAATTGCTGTTATTACACGTAGCAATCCTGATTGGGATATTATCAATATTTCTACTGACCATGACTTCTATCAGCTTTATAAGTTTCCTAACTATAAGCAGTATGATGGTATGATGCATAACTATGTAGAAGTATTGAATCCTGAACATGAACTTATGAAGAAGATTATTCTTGGTGACAAGAGTGATAACATTCCTAAGTTAAAGGCAAGAGTTGGTAAAGTCACAGTTGCAAAGATTATTGATTCAGGTGTAGATCAGTGGTTAGAAGAAAATAATCTTAAAGAAAAGTTCATGGAAAACTTTAAGTTAATTTCATTTGATTGTATTCCACAGATGTATGTCGAAGATATTAACGATGTAGTTAAGGCATTCAAGCCAGGTAAATTCTCTGGTAAGAAATTTACTCAGTTAGTAATCAATGAAGGCATGACAGATATATTTGAAAAGGTCTCAGAATATATTGAAGTATTGAAGAAGGTTCAATGAACGATTACAAACATTTGTATAAAGTAGCACTAGTAGAATATGCTAAGTTTTCTACATGCGACAGATTAAAAGTTGCTGCGCTATTAGTCCATGATGGTAGAATTCTATCATGTGGATATAATGGCGTTCCATCTGGTGACCAACATTGTTGTGATAAATTTTCACATGATAATCATGGAAATTTTTACATAGACGGTGAACCAGTTTCAGAAGAAGTTTATAGATTTAAGCATCATGAATTTAGTGAAGCAGATGAAGTTCACGCTGAAGTGAATTGCTTGTCTTATGCTCTAAAAAATCATGTAGATGTTAGTAAATGCACATTGGTAGTATCAATTGCTCCATGTTCAAACTGTGCTAAGTTTATTCTAGCATCTGGAATTAAGACAGTTTATTACGTAGATTTATATGATAGATCTGACGCAGGTATTGAGTTTTTAAAGAAACATAACATTAAAGTAGAAAAAATATAAGGAAAATATGGCATACATTTATAAGAAAAGTTCAGTAAAGAAAACATCATTTGCAGTTGTATATAATAGTGGTTCCCTATTTGAAAAAGAAGGTCAATATGGTACAATGCATTTGATGGAACATTTAATTTGTAAAACATTTATTGATGAATATGATACTTTGACTGCAAATGCAATTGACTGGAATGCATATACTGGTCATGAACATATTGTAGTTTATATGAGAGGCCTTGCATCACGTTTGACTTCTGATATTAAGAAAAGAGTATTAAAGAAACTTCTAGGTGGTCTTGATAATCTAACTGAAGAAGTATTCCAGAAAGAAAAGGCTGTTGTTATTCAGGAATATATGGATAATTTCAATGATCCAGTTTCTGGTAAGTTCTTGAACTGGATGAGAACACATTATGGTGATTATGGTCCAATTGGTGAAATTTCTTGTATTCAGAATTTTACTCTAGAAGATGTAAAGAAAACATATAAAGAAATGTTGTCAAAGCCAACACGTATTATTGAAGTTGGTCCAATATCTACTGATTTGTCTGATATGAATATTGAATATGCAGAAGAACTAATCAGACAGCCACGTAAGATTAAGTATAAGAAAGATTATAAGTTAATTCAGCAAGAAGTATTGCCAATGGATAAGTCTACATTCTTAGTTCATTCTAAGAAGTTGGTAAGTAAGTCTGATTATCCATTCATGAATGTTGCTGTTGCAATGATTTCTGATGGATTGAATTCTCCATTGACACAAGAAATTAGAGTTAAGCGTGGATTGTCATACTTCTCTCATGGAATGGTTGACCATATTTGGAATGATTCTATTCTAACATTTGAGTCATGCACAACAAAGGAAAATGAAGAAGAATTGACAAACGTTTATAATGATCTTCTAAATAATGTAGACAAGTATTTGACAAAAGAAAGATACGATATGATTATGTCTATGGCTCAGTGTGAAAAGGAAGAAATGAAGCTATTTAGATTTGCTCATGTCAATGACCTAATTAATAAGGGTCTTCCACAGATGCCAAATAATTTGTCTAAGATTACCTTTGAAAAGGTTAAGGAAGTAGCAAAGAAATACATAAATCCAGATTGTGAAATTGTAATTTTGAGGTAATATATGGTAGAAAATGTAGAAATGGTTGCAAAGCCACTAAAGACTATGTTTGAGATGCAGGAATCTCTACAGAATGCAATTGGTGCTAAGCGTGGAACTATTTGTCCAAACACATGGCAGAAGAAGGATGTAGATGATATTTACCGTGTAATGGCTAAAGAATCAGGTTATTACATGATGAGTACTATCACTGAATTATTCGAAATGTTTGAACAGATTGAGAAGGATAATTTCCAATATACAGAACTTGTCAAGTTTGAATTGATTGATGCTTGGCACTTCGTAATGAATCAGATCCTTTATTTGAATGTTAAGCCAACAGAAGAATTATCATTCTATATGGATAAGGCAAGAGAAAACATTGCTCAAGTAGATTTTGTAAATCATGATTTGCATCATATTGTTGGACAGATTGTAGAAGCAATGGGTGAAATTTATCAGAATACTTCTTATAAAATGTGGAAGACTTATGATAAACCAAAGGAAGATCCAGCAAAGTTGCAAGAATTGTGTGATACATTCCTAATTCGTTTCTGTACTTTGTTCGTAGTTCTAGGCATGAATGAACAAGATGTTTGGAATTATTACTACGCAAAGAACGCTGAAAACTTTAAACGTCAGGAAAAAGGCGGACGATACGAGAAATAATTAGAAAAATTATACTCTTATGATAGCAACTTTTTTCGAAAAGTTGCTATATTTGTATTACATTAAAGTTATTAATGAGGTATAAAATGGATTATAATAAGAATTTAATTGATTTATTGGATGAAGCTTCTCAAATTCAGAAGCAGTTGATTATCAACAAAGATGCAAACGCAAAAATTATTGCTATTAGAGCAAATGACCCAGATGTTTCAGTTTGTTATACTTTGTCTGCACCAGAAGATTATTTGAACTTTACTGGAACAAAGCTTGCATTCTATGATTTCACAAAGTTTGTTAAGTGTTTCCGTGTATTCGATATTAAGAGTAAGGATGACAAGTTGTCTGATACTCCAGTTCTTGATGGAGTTGTAAATGCAAACAATGAAACAACTGATATTATCATTAAGTCATCTAAGACAAAGCAGAAGATTTCTTATCGTGCTGCTCGTGCAGATGTTCTAACTCAGCCAGTATTCAATCAGATTAAGATGCCAGCAATTGATTGTAAGTTTACAATCACTCAGGAAGAATTCAAGCATCTACGTTATATGTTGGATAGTGTTATCGAAGCAGATACTATTAAGTTCACATGGGACAATGATGTTTGTAAGATTACCTTGAAGAATATGAAGACATCTAACTATTATGATGTTGAATATAAGTTAACAACACCTGCAAATCTAAATGGTGTTCTAGAAATTCAGACTAAGGGTCTAAAGCAGATGCCTGAAGCTGGATATACTGTAGAAGTTGCATCAGCTGGCCTTGTTCACTTTACAATGGACAGAAATGATGATATTAACATGAACCTTTACATTTCTAAGAAGAGTTAATTATGAGCGGAGTAAATGATTTCCTAACAGAAGACCAAATGACAGATAGAACAAACGTCAATGACATGGATCCATGGGACGTCATTGAGTCTGCTTGTATTGGTATGGGTATTGTCTATAAGAAGCCAGACCCAAATTGTAAAAAGTGTCATGGTCGTGGATGGACTGGACGTAGGTTAGTTCCAGATGTAGATGCAAATGGTCAGCCAAAGTTAGATGAATATGGAAAACAGATTTTCATTAAGGAACCAATTGCATGTAATTGTATTTTCCCTAAGAATGAATATGAAAAAGAAATTGGACCATCTGGTGCATATTTCAGACCACGTAATAGAAAAGAACGTAGAGCAAAGAGGAAGTAATGACTGAAGAACAGTGTTTTTTATGGGTTGAAAAGTACCGTCCCCGTACTGTAAAAGATATTGTATTACCTAAAGACTATAAAAATTTCTTTAGAAAGATTTTGAAGACAAAGGATTTACCTAATCTTTTGTTATCATCATCTACGCCAGGAACTGGTAAGACTACTATTGCTAAAGCTATTGCTAAAGATTTAGGTGCTGAAACACTTTATATCAATGCTTCTAAGGATAGTGGTAAGGATATTGTTAAGACTACAATTTCTGAATTCGCAATGACAATGGGTTTCTCTGGATTTAATGAAGATGCAGAAACTGCAAAGCAAAAGATTGTCATTCTTGATGAAGCAGACGGTTTGTCGGTAGATTGTCAAAAGGCATTACGTGCATTTATTGAAGATTATCCTAATGCATGTCGCTTTATTATGACTTGTAATTTCCCTGCAAAGATTATTGATGCTCTACATGAAGGTAGAACAATGGAATTCGAGTTTGACTTTAAGAAACCTGAATATGTTGCAGAAATGAAGGAACAGACAGTAAAGCGTATTGAAGGTATTTTGAAGTTCGAAAAGATTAAGTATGACAAGCAAGCTATTGTTGACTTAGTTGAAGCACAATATCCATCTATTCGTAAAGCAATTGCAATCTGTCAGAAGTATGCAATGATGAAGGATGAAATCGATAAGGATATTGTCTATTACAAGAATATTGGTGAAGAACTAAGTAATTTGGTTCTTAATAAGAAGCATACTGAAGCACGTAAATATATTAACGAACATGGTTTGTCATACTCAGATGTATTCAGTTATTTCTTTGTTGAGTTAATTCCTAAGTTAAAGAACAAAGGACTTGGATATAAGTATTTGTCAGACTATGAATATAGATGTTCATTTAGTGCAGACCCATCTATTCAGATTGCGGCATGCATGATTGATTTATTTAGTTGTATTTAATATGTTTGATAGTCAGAAAATAAATTTTGATGATTGGTTATTAGGATATAAACACGGTGTATACGTGTTTACTTCAGATAGCTGTCATCTTTGTCAAGAATATAAGAAGTCTATTGAGTATATCAATAATCATTTCTTATATTTTGTTGAAGTCACTACAGAACAACA